CAATAACGCTATTCACCGAACAAAAATCGCGCTTGATCAAGGAGTGCTTTGTTCTAAGAAACGACACCTTATCTGTGTCGTTTGTCGTAAATGTATATTCTTGTTTTTTTGCTCTTTTGCAATTGAGTCCCTAAAAAAAATTGATTTTTTGATTTAACTTTTCTGAAAACAATCAGAACAATCAAAGACATTGAAAATGACGACTGCCAACCGATTCTCCGCTCTCTTCAAGGTTCCAACGAAGATCGCTTCGACAGACGAGAAGTGTTCTTACACAAACGACTTTCCTTCTCTCGACGAAGCAAAGAAACTTCCGGTCAAGCTCGAAGTCGACTTAAAGCCTTCGGACAAGCTCGAAAACTACTTTTTGGCCAAAACCGAGGTCGACTTAAAGAAAAAAGAGGCTCTTCCCACTGAGTCTCGGAAACAGACTCAGACCAAGATTATCTTGGGACACCGGAGCTACGAGGAAGAGCGACGTACAGAAGAAGTGTCGTACGACAGCGAAATTCCACAAAAGAGGGTGGAAGCGTACGAGCTTCTTGCCAACAAAGAAAAACTCGAAACGGCTCTTGCCAAAACTCGAATGTGCAACAGCATCGACAAGAAAGAAGAGTGCAAGCACGGCGACCAATGTCGCTTTGCTCACAACTTGAGCGAGCTCAAGATATCGAATTGTCTTTTTGAAGACAATTGCCGTTTCGTCAAAATGTGCAACGGCAAGTTGCAGAACAACGGCATCAAGATTTGCAATCACAAGCATCCACAAGAGAGCAAAGAAGATTTTATGAGTCGTGTTGGTCTAGACAGATACAATAAGAAAAACAAGACCAAAGAAAGTCCTTTGACACGACCGCCACAACAACAATTCGTTCCACCACCACAACCACCACAACCACAATTCTTTCCACCGACACAACCACAACAATTCGTTCCACCACCACAACCACAATTCTTTCCACCGACACAACCACAACAATTCGTTCCACCACCACAACCACCACAACAAACACAACAACCACAACAACCACAACAACCACAACAACCACAACAACCACCACAACCACAACAACCACAATTCATCCCACCACAGCCATCAACAGAGCAAATACTTATAATTCGAGTTCCAAAGGAACTTGCATCTCAAGCACTCGAGATTGCAATGAAAAACGGTAGGATGAACATTCAAGTAGAAATAATATAGAGCAAGTTCTGTAGGACGGACATTTAAGTATAAATAATATAGATCACGTTAAGTATCAAGCACAGATAATATAGAAAACTTTTGTATATTTAAATAATTAGGTGATAAATATTTGGTGACTGCAGGTAAATACATTATATCTTCGACAACAACACCCACAAGGTGTTGTTTCTTACAAACTTGCGTATTTTTCAAGAATCATTCACTTTTGATGGAAGATAAACTTGATACATAAGGTGTTATTAGTTTAATTAACCTTTTTTATGTTTGTTTTTTGACTTTTTGACTTTAGCCTTGGCTTTGACTTCTTTATACCTAAAGAAGTTTTCTTAATATTAGGAGTCTTAGGCTCATCTTCAGCTCCTGTCCATCCTTTTGGAGCGCAATTAAATCCTCCGCATTTTGCTAAATACATTACAAGAGTATTATCTTTATCACAATGTTGAGGTTGATGATTCTCAGATTCAGTACATTTTGTAGGGTCTTTTGGCAAAAGATAAAATATTAATTTATCAGACTGCAAAATTGCTAACGCTGATAATAAGGGTATATATACATTAATAGCATTTGGACCAATAGGTAGTTTAATATAAATTGTTGGATCATTTATAAAACAATCAAATTTCTTTTGATTTTCAAATATCGCTTTTTGTATTATTTTTTTATTATAACACACTGCATGGTAACTAAAAGAATTAAAATCACAGTTAGATGTATTAACTGTTACAAATAACAAATTATTAGTATCCGCAAGACAGTCAAGTATAGTAGGTTTATCAATATCAGATAAAACATCTATAATTTCATGTCCTCTAGGTAAAATTCTAATTTCATTTATAGGTATTTCATTTATTACGTAAAATTCAAGTACAATATTAAGACCTTTTTCTATATCTTCATATAGCCTTGATTTATATTCGTCTGTTAACTTATTATACCTTTTTATAATTTCACTAAAGTTTGTTTTTATATGTATTTCTAAACTTTCTTTTATGTCTACTTCTGTCAAACCTGATACAGGAGAAATATGAGCAAAAAGGTAATTAACAACATATCTGTATATTAGATGTATATTAATTGTTTTATATTTTTCTGCTAATTCTGTTAATTTTTTTTCTTTAATTTTTTTATACGCTTCAAGTGGATAATACAATATTATATCTCGTTGCGCTATATATTTACTTCTTATATTATGTTCTTTCATTTGTTGTCTTTCTTCATAATTTTCCAATTCTTGTTGTGTATATTCTTTCATTTCTTGATTGCTATAATTTTCGGTCTTTTTACTAATTGGAAGTTTGAAAACTTCTTTAGACAACATGTCAAGTTCAGTTTGTTCATTTTCATCTAATAAATCAAGTTCTTGTGTCAAAATGTCAGAATGTGTACCTTCATACAAAGCAAATTCGTATTTTTGTCTTATAATATATTTTTCATCATCATAGTTTAATAAATTAGTTATTATTTCACTTAAATCTGGATCTTGATCTTCTACGTCAGAATACATATCTGAGTCTGAATCTGAATATGAATCTGAGTTTGAACCATATTCAAATTCCATTTTATGTTATACATATAAATTAATTTTGCGAATTTTTAAACTTGACCGACAATGACTCAAATAAACTACCCCAATATTAGTGTTGTTTCTTAGAAGAATCGTATTAAAATTGAATTTTTCAAATACTTACAAAGAGTTAATTGAACAAATATGACACAAGTTTTAGATCTCGTTATTAAACGTTCGTCATCGATGTCTACAAGTTTTCCGACTTTGACATCGCTGACGAACAACCATTTTTCGCTCTAGAGTTCTCACAAGACTCATCTATTAGACACTATGTATGTGCAGAGGACCCGTCAATAAAGATCGACGGGATGAATATTAATATTGTTGCAGAGAATGATGTTCTAACTTACAAAATATCTCTCACAACAAACTATAAAGTAAGAATTAAGTGTTTATCACTTGGATATAAAAATGCATGTAAAGTCTTTACATTGAAGCAAGATGTTTTAGATGAATGCTTGCGTGTTGAAAATATATTTGTCAAGTTAGCTCCTACAGATCTTGTTAAAACAAAAGGCGAATGCTGTATTTGCAACATAGAAACAAGTCTTTTAGAATGGCCTTGTCATCATTCGCATACTATATGTGAACAATGTACTAATAAAATAGTAAAACAGACAAATTGCGTTTGTCCATTATGTCGTTCCGTATTACCAACTACATTTCTTCTAAAGGAAGATGTTTCCGAAAAAATCGTCCTTGACGAAGATGAATGTCAAGATTATGAAGATTATTATATTGATTACTATTACCAAGACAATTGTCTTGATGACGAAGAAGACTATTTTAGGAAAAATTGATTTTTTAGAAAAGTAAATAAAGAAAAGTTAGAAACAATGAGCTCTGTCACTAAGTTTCCTACCCCAAGCCAAATTCTCGATAGAAGAAACGAGCGTCTTCGTATCGGACGCACCGCAGATGAATTACGTGAATACCTAGACAAGTTTGTCTCCACCTCTCTCACTCCTGACAACAAAAGAGAATTAGTTCAAACCGTAATGACGACAGAATCTTCGTTCACTCATTTAGAAGAGATGGTTTTCAAACTTTACCACTGACACTGACAAATTAAAAACACGAATATGATCACTTCAAATATAAAAACGACACATATAAAGTGTCGTTTTTTTTGATAAACAAAAAATTACACAACTCAATAAGTATGTTTCGCTAAATGTAGAATTAAATGTTAATAACAGCGACCATCATTAGGATCAATTTGGGAACCTTGTGAACAAATAGTTGGTTCAGCCCAATATACTACCAAGTCAAGTTCTTTTCCTACTTTATTTAGCCAAAGATCTGTTTCGCTATTAACAAGAGAAGAAGAGTCAATATTATCAATATAATTACATAATTTTTCAGCACAATTTTTACTAACCAAGTAACTATCTACGCATCTTGTAGCTCCTTGACCTCCATAACAATTAATTTCATCATTATATTTTCTGTAAATATGTTTACCGTCAATTATTTTATCATTATCAATATGTAGATTACACCCTGAACCTATAAACAGCATGTCAAAAGATGGATCTAATTCTTTTCTATAAAGTGTAAATTTTTCAATAAAATCATCACTCATAATTGCGTCATCTTCTAAAATCAAAGCTTCATCGTACAAATTTGCAATTTGTTTATATGCGTATGAATGAGATAAAAATACAGCTATCCATGCTGGATTTATAGATGTGTTTATTTTACTTAGATCATGTGAAAAAACTTCAGATCTATCAATATCTATAAACTCATAATCAGTAATACCAAATTTTTTGAATTGACGTAATATATTTTCCTTTCGTTTAATCATTTTTTTATAGTGTATTACAAAAACTTTCATTTTTGTAATCAAAAGACAAAACTTTAAACTAGTCTTAATGTATTTATTTTAATTATATTAAAATTAAAGTTAAGATTACACTACAACTTAGCACTAAAAAAATTTGATTTTTAATACAAACTCTCCGAGAAAAATCAGAAAATGAATTCATTTACTCAGTCTGATATTGCAAAGTTCGTTACCAAGTTCCTAGTTGACAACGGGTCGGTTGAGCTGGTGAAAAAGTGGAACGCGCAGGAGAACATTGAGGCCTTCAATGTAGTTTTCAAACCGGTGCAAGCAAGAAAGAAGTCTGTCAATGAGTATCCTAAGAAGATGACAGGCCGCGAATATTTTTACAGCGTCAACCGTGAAATAGTTAAGACCGACAACTTGGGAATGAAGGCCGTCGACGTCACTAAAGAGCTTTCTCGTCTTTGGAAAGAGTTACCCAAAGACGAGCAAAAGCAATGGAGTGCTTCGTCCGCTGAGTTATATGCATATTGGAAAAACAAAACAGAAACATAAGCTAAAGCGACACACATGTTGATAACAATTTAGTTACTTATGACAACGACACCCACAAGGTGTCGTTTCTTATACAGACACAGACCGACCGACCGACCCATACCCACGAGCCAAAAAAAATTTGATTTTTGAGACCAACTTCCCAGAGAGAAAGCAGAAAAAATGAAGTCATTCAATCAGCTCGCTATCGCCAACTTCGTCGCCAAGTTCCTCTCTGACAACGGGTCGGAGGAACTGGTTGATGCGTGGAACACACAGGAAAACATCGAAGCCTTCAACGCCGTCGAGATCAAGTCAGTCAAGCGCAGCAGCGACAAGATCAAGGACCCGAAC